CGTCAACCTGTTCGCCCATGCAGATGTATACGTTGTGTAACTAGGATTGTTGGACACGTTAGCCCACCCCATCACACCTGTGCTCGTGCTAAACCTCTGAACCAACCAGCGCCCACCGGAGTCAGTCACTTTCCCAACATACAGCGGATCGCCATCAACAAAATTGTTGAGGTAATAACTGTTTGCCGGGAATAGATGCGCTACTCCAGAAACCGACACGGTTTACCCCAGCCTTGCACGCAGCGTATCCAACGCCTTTTCCGCTGCAACCTTGCGCTTCTCAAGGTCTTTGATCTCCGCTTCCATCTCGGCCTTCTGAGCCGCCGCATCGGCCTGTGCCTTCACAACACTTGCCTCTGCTTCTTGGATGGCTTGCGTTGCTTTTTCCTGGGCGTCTGCAATAGCCGCCTGGATGCGACTCAGCGAAGCATCACGGTCAGCCTCAATCTGCCTTGCTTGCTCGGCAAATTTTGTGCGAGATGCGTCAATCTCTTCCCTCAAAGCCTGCTTCTCTTTGGAAACCGCTTCAAGTTCTTGATTGATTTTCTCAAGCCGCTTGTCCGCTTCTTCAAAAGCCGAGGCAATGCTTTTCTCAGCCGCCTCAAACTCTTGCCGCTTCGTCACCAAAGCACGGTTAAGGTCTGCTTCCTTCTCAACCATGTTGATGACCGCAGGGATAGTCGCAATGACCGGCCCCCACGTATCTTGGAACTTTCGCAGTTCACCAATGCTAATGGTCATAGTTTACCTTCCAGGCATACCTGCTTGAATCAGCGTCATGGTTGCAGTACCCGACGTATACGCGGTGATCGTCAGGCGCACCGCCCTGACAGGATACGCATAGTTTCCGTCCGATGATGCCGTCTTGGCGCTCAAGCCCGTATTGGGGAACCACGTTGCCGTCGCTGCAGAAAAGCCACTGTCAAACGGATCACTGAAAGTGTGCTCTACCGTGTAGGTCATCGTAGCGCCCGCAGACAAAACTACGCCCACACCCACATTGAACGGCTGCTTGTAGTGATCCAGTGGGACCACCGCAGATGATCCCGCTGCACCTACGCTTACAACTACTGGACGCATGCCGACTCCTTAATAGGGGCCGAAGCCCCCGTCATCAGTTCTGGATTGCGGTCGGAGCCTGAGCGCCGTTGTCAGCACGCTGGATGTATTGCACCGTCACCACAATCTGGCCTGACGTAGCGTTGCCCGTTGTCGCCGTAAACTTGGCCTGAAGCAGTACGTCCGTAGTACCAATGTTGTTGCAGTCGTCAACCTGCATACCCGCATCAACCGTGGCCTGAGCAGCCACACCCGCTGCAACAGCAAGGTTCACAGACTCAAGGTATTGGTTATCGTCCGTTGCGTTACCAACGATAGCAGCCACCTGAGAGATGGAGTTGCCCGCCAGGATCACGGTTTTCTCAAACCGGAACGACAGGATCTTGGAGCCCGCAGGCAGCGTGAAAAGGTTCACCGTAGGCGAAGCCGAGGTCAGCGCGACCCCGTTCATGTCAATGGTGACGGATTGGGTCAGCAGCGGCAGGCCCGTGTTCACACCAGCGCCGTAACGGACGGTGCCCGAGCGAAGCGGGCCAGAGAAGGTCGAGAAGCTCATGGCTTATTCCTCAAATCTGCGCCCGTCGTCTCTGAGGAGAAGTCTGCCGAGTCAGTCGGCGGGCTGTGGTGAAGCTCGGTTTGCAAGAGGGTAGCACAGGGGCTTGGGCGCGTCAAGCGTAAACGAAAACGCAGCCAACAAATTTACCCTTGCTGATTGGTTTGCCCGAAAGCAGCGCCCTACGCAGCGTCGGCATGGTCATCTGGTAGTGCTCAAGCACAGCGGTCAGACTGTCAAATATTTGGCCCGAGGTCTGCTCCAAGACCTTCTTGCGCATCTTCTCCTTGGCCTCTTCGGTGTGCTTCTTACCAAGGAAGTTCTGATTGCCTAGCAAACTTTGGCTTAGGGCCTCGCGGTGTGCTTCTGTGCGTGGTGCCTTGGGCTTACCGCGCTGAGCCTCACTAATTTTTGCCTTGGTTTCCTCGCTACGTTCCTTGCCCTCCCAGTACGCAACAGGGTTGGCCTTTTTGCTGGCGCTAATTTTTGCCTTGGTTTCCTCTGTGTGCTGTTTGCCTACGCGAGGATGGTTGGCGTAGTCCTGGGCATAGAAGTCTTTGAGCGTAGTGGAAATCTGTTGTCTTTGTTCTTCTGATATGGGCTTGCCAAAATTTGGATGGCGTTCTTTTTGTATGCCGCGCATAGGTGCGCCAGATCTAAGCCCCGCGTTATAGCAATGACTCTTTCCCACATGAGAAATAAGCCATGCGTCTTCCGCTTCTTGTAGCGACTCGCCGTCTGGTACGTTGGCAATGACCTTAAACGTAAACTTTTCCTCTCCGTACTTATTCCATGACGCCTGTAAGTGTGCGCAATGGTGTACGCCTCGACGCAGTTTGTTGCGGTGGGTTCTAAACCGCTCTCGTTGGTTGTTAGTGCTCCCGACGTAAAACTTGTCGTTTACCAAATTGACAATTTTGTAGATCACCTGTGTCACAGTCCGCTCCTTGCGTTACAAAGCCAAAACCGTAATCTACACGCTGTGTGTTCTTGTGTCAACAGGGAAAAGAAAAAGGCCCCGAAGGGCCCTTTGGTTTGCGCTAAGTCCTTGATTTACAAGGCTTTTACGGCTTAGGCTCCGGGACTTGCAAACATTCCCAGGGGATCAGAGACTCCGAAAGAATATCGCTCTCGCGCCTTGTACCTGTTGTTCCCGGTGTCGAAGTCGGTGTCCATCGACGTAGCCAGCGGCACGCGGACGAAGTGCTTCAGACCGTTGGGCACATCGGTGGTCAGGAACCACGCGTTGGTGTCGGTCAAGTAGTGGTTGACGGTGTAGCCTTGTGGGATCGAACCGTTGTTCTTCAGCGCGTTGATGTCGTTGTCGGTGGTGCCAACGCGCAGGCTGGTTTCCAACAGACGAGTAGCAACGAACTGGAGTTGCGGAGGAACGATCAGCTTGCGGGGCTTGGCAGCGATCAGCAGACCACGTTCGTCGGTCCAACCAGCGATCTGGATCACAGCCGCTTCGAGGGACGTTTCGTTCAGGTCAGCCGCCGTCGCAGGACGGTTGCTGTTGGTGCCGCCAGAGACCAGCGGGTGGGCCGTCGAGAACAAGGCTTGGCCGTCACCGTAGGTGAATGCCGAGTTGAAGCCGTTGTTCAGGATGCTTGCCGCCTTGACCTGCTTGGTAAAAGCCATAGCCCGTGCGAGGGACTTGGTGTACCGAGCAGACAGACTGTCGTACAGGTTGTCTTCCATCGCCTCTTCGGTGATGGAAAAGCCCATAGCGATGGTCTCGTGGTTGTAACGAGCGGTCCAGGCTTCCTGCGCATTGTCATACGCGATGGCTGCACCTTCGTTCTTCACCGGGGCGGCGGAGAAACCAGCAAGCTTGGTCTCTTCTTCAAACGAGCGCTCGGAGGTCTCCGTTTCGTAGATCTCCTTATGCTCTTCACCGTAGGTCTTGTACTCCATGCCAAACAGAGCGTTCAGCCCGGGCAGGAGTTCCTTCAGTAGTTGGGCACGTGAAATTGCCATGATTCACTCCTTAGGCGGTTGTGCTGCTGTAATAGCCATGCACCAGCAGGTTCATCTTCACCAGAATTTCTGGGTACTGAGTGAACACGATGGTAGAGGCCGAGGGAATGGCAACGACGCTGCCAGGAACTGCGATGGCTGAGTTCAGCGTGACCGAGGTCGCGCCAGCCGAAGCCGCTGCCGTCACGAAAGACGACGTTTGGATCAGTTGCCCGTTAGAAGCAACATACGCCACGCTGGTGCCAATCGGGATCGCCGCAGGCAAGCCAGAACCCGTGAGGGTGATAGCCGTACCAGACGAAGAACCCGAGGCCGTCACGCTGAAGGCCGTATCTTCAACCACGCCAACACAGCGAACCGGCAGGATCGTAGACACAGGCGTAGCGGTCGGGGCCAGCACGGCGTTTGCCGAGTTGCCCGTGTTCACGTTGCCAGTGTTGTTGATCATGCTCAGGTTCGTGCCTACCATCGCCAGAGCGCCAGAGGCAATCGCCGTGGTAGCAGAGCAAACCACAGCCTTGAACACCGTGTCAGGATCGTCAGCAACAACCGCTGCCGCATCGCCAGCCAGCGTAGACGCGGGCCAGTATTGCGAGAAACGCTTCTGCTTCGTCACCGGGTCGGTGTACGAACAACCGAGGAAAATCCCGGTGACTTGGTTGGAACCCGTGCCGGTCGTGACCGAAGCGCGAGTGATGAAACCACGACTGAGCACCACGAATTCACCGTAGAAGATGTCCGTAGCGTAGCCGTACTGAATCGGCAGGGAACGGGTAGAACCCGCAAACACCTGCCCACCGATCAAATTGATCGGCTTTAGCCCGTAAGGGGCGTCTACCGTGGGGTAGGCCATGTGAGACTCCTAAAGTTTAAGCACCGCGTCCGAACGACACCTCAGACTTGCGCTCTCGGAAAAGAGGCATCCGGGGGTCACTCTCGCGCATGTAGTTGTTGTCCACTGACGCCAT